AACAGGTCCAAGTAATTGGAATGTCACATTCTTTTTATAGAAGTCAGAGTATCCATCTCTTCCTGTTACTGATTCGTGACCAAGTCTAATCCACTCAATTACTGCTTGAGCACCACTTGGTACGATTGGGTCATAAAGAGTAATGTCTAAAGGTTGCCAAGAAGCCTTCCCTTTTACATAACGCTTAACGTTAATATGATTTAATTCAATCTCTTCAAATTCTATTGATGGACGGTTAGCCGCTCTAATTAAGAAACTTGGTACACCTTCGATTTCCATAATAAAACGATTTTTCGTTTTAGGCTCGAATGGTGTAAAAAATATTTCGTTAGCTCCAATCAAATCAGGCATCTGTTTTCTCCTGTTAATAGTTTATTGTTCTACTATAAATATACCGAAATGATAAAATCATATGAAACAATGTATTTCTTTTTCTTAGTTTTTTCTTAGTTTTATATTAGTTTTATTTTCCAAGAAAAAAGGGGCTCATTACAAGCCCCTTAGTTCTATTAACCTCCCCTATTATTCAGGGAATGCTGCTCCTGTCGGCAGAACAACAAAGTCAAGTACAATAAACTCAGCAGTTCTTGTAGGCTGTACGAAGATTTGACCAACTAATTGGTTTCTATCTACTACATCAGGAGTATTATTGGAATCATCCATTACTACTCTGAAAGCCGAAAGACCTGAACGTTGTTGTACAGATTCCATATATGGATTGACAATGTTCAAGAAACGATTTCTCGTTGTTGAGTTGTTTGCTTCAAAGACTAAGAATCTTGAAGAAGATGCAATAAACTTTTTCAAGTTAATTAACAATCTACGTACATTGATTCTATCAAGAGCCGATGGTCTTGCTTGTAATGTCTTTTGACCAAATGCTACAATACCTTGATTAGGAAATTGTGCTATTGGATTAACACGACCGAGATACAATTCATCTCTGTCTGTGTGTGACAATACCGTCTTAACATCTTGAGCGTCTATTCCACCTCTATTTAGACCTGCGGGTGCAAACCATTCTTGACCTATTTGGTCATTAGAAGAGAATACTCCTGCCATCACTGCTGATGGAGGAACCCACATAGAGCCTTGTGAACCTGGATTAGAAATACTCACCCACGGAAAATAAGTTGCAACGTAGTTGTTGTCAACTCCTGAAATATCAGTAACCGCATTTGTTACACTTCTTCCCCAACGTGAACCATCCATAATGTAAAAACAATCTCCACGATTAGTGGCAATATTCATTGCTCTACTTGATATTGATGAGTGATACTCGTGAATAACACCAGGTGTCACTAACATATTAATATCAATAAAGTCAGGGTCAGCTATAGTACCCAACGCTTTTTTGTATGCTACTGAACCGCTTGATGAACCATTAGTCATATCGAATCCTTGAGAATTATTAGCGGTAATATCATTACCGAACTTAATATCTCTTGCAGGATTTTCTCCACCAAATCCCCATTGGAAAGGAACTTGAAACTTACGTTGATTAACATTTGTCGCAGAGGTGTTAGTCAATTTAGTTACAGAGTTAGCATATCCTCCAATGCCTGAAACGGTACCGAATTGGTCTTCAAGTGAAAATGTTACATTAGCACCTACAGACGCAACATTTGGTATTGGTGCTAAATAAGATTGATTTACAGCACCTGCATATTCAGTTGTTGCAAAATCAAATCCATAGTATTTTTCATTTGAAAAAGCCCCGCCTGTATCATCTGAACTTGAGACAAAAGATGCTGTTGGTACGTTAATTCCACCTGGTACAGGATTATCTAACGCTCCAAATCCCATCGGTGCTACCGTTTTAGCAACACTTGGCAAAATACTATAATCACCCATACGAATGAATTTAGATTTATTACCAAATTGTCCATACTTGGTTACTTTACCTTGATTATCAGTTGTTGACCATGCATCACCAATTGCGGCAGGTGCATACTCTCCTGATTTAGGATTAAAGTTTAATGGACCAAACGTTTCTGCTTGTGTCCAAGTAGTTACATCGGTTTGTACCATAACACCTAAAGTAAAAGTAGCAAAATCAGGGTCAAGAGTTCCTGCAGGTTGAATACCATAAATTCGTACTCTGAATTTAACATTCATCTCATCACCGTGACCACGACTATAAATCCTAAATAGATTTGTAGCACTACCGCCACCTATTTTATTTGATATGATGTATGGTGTTCTCGCAAATGAGAAATCTCTATTACCTGTCCATGAGCCTGCGTTACCATTTGCATCAAAAGTTGTAGCTCCATTGAAAGCCATAGTCTCTAAAGATGATGATAATGATGCATCATCACTTCCAAAGTTACCCATATTTGAATTTACATTAAAATTCTTATAAACATAAACAGAATTTGCTGTGTCTGTTGGTAAAGTTGAAAGTCCTGGGGCGGCTTCATTAAAGTTTACAGGTATAAAAGATTGTCCTAAACTTGAACCTGATATTCTTAAAAAACTTGCTGCTGAAGCTGAAGCAGCTTGTGACCCGGATGGGCCTGTGCTACCGCTTATTCTTGTACTACTTAAATCAACATCTCCACCATGTTTTCTTGATGGTAATAATGTTGCTATTACTCTTCCTGCTTGTGGTCCACTACCTACTTGAACATTGACTGCATCAACACTATATCCGCCAATACCTAAAACTCTTACTACGGTTATACTTGGTGCACCGTTAACTCTCAAAAATCTTTGAGCGGCAATACCTGTATAGTAAGGGTCTGTGTCTCCGCCTATATCACCAAAAATATCTTCAAAGTCTGTAACTGAAGATATTACGGTTGGTGTAAAAGCGGGACCTGATTTTGTCGGTCCTATAATTGCTGGGCCAATAGCTCCAATAGCCTGTGGCAAGAAGGATAAATCTTTCTCTCGGGTAAATACGCCGGGAGATACAATTCGTTCTGCCATTTTATTCTCCTATGAAATTAGAAATAAAGGTTATTGTTAAACAATAATAAATAGTGTATAAAATATTCAAAAGTTATATTTATACGTTATTTATTTTCAACTTTAGTTGAATTTGGTACAAAAGTACCGGTTTGAGGGTCAAGAGAGCCTTCACCATACTTGTCACTCAAAGTTTTTACTAATTCTTGCTCAGTAGCTTGATTAGTTTTCCATTCTTTTTCAATTTCGGCTTTACGGTCTGCAATACTTTCTACTCTTTGAGCCATTATTATTTCTTGAGCTCCTATTCTACCTAATTCATTTTGTAATGAAGTATACGTATCTGCTATACCTGATACTTTAGATAACTCATCTTCCGTAAATTTAATTTCGTTTGACATTATATAACCTCCGTTATTGTGTTAATTTGTATATATATAAATATTAAGTAAAACTTGAAAATAAAGTTTTATTTACTATAGAATAGCGTTTTAGACTCCGTAGATACCACGATGGCAATTAAAATTTTGTCTAACCTGGTCTGCACTAAGTAACTTATTTGTATAAATTAATATTTGGCCCATGAACCCATAAAAATCATCATTTACGACACTCGTTGAATTAGAACCTTGAGTTCCCCCAATTATTAAATAATATGATGTACTTAAATTAGTACCGGAAGATGAAAGTGAAAATGATGTTGTTTGGACACCATTTTTATATACCGTTATACCAACACTTCTGTCTAATACAACTGCAAGATTTTGCCATCCACTTTCCCAACCTGTACCTAAATCATAATAATTCTCATTATTTCCTATACACATCGCCATGTTTGGATTCTCAGGGACCGTTGTATCATCGAACCATATTGACCAACCTAAAAGACCATGTTTCCCTTTTGCCATTAAACCCCAATCTCCACTTGTTTTGAGATTTCTGAACCACATTTGTATAGAAAAATCAGTAGTTGTGCCAAAGTCAAAGTCAGAATCATCAAAACGATATGCAAAATCATCTGTTCCGTCAAAATACCAATAACCATTTGAGAAATTAGTTGCACCATTTCGAGGGTATATATCATTTCCCCATCCACTTAAATCAGACATCCCTGTGTCTGTTGGCTGAGGGCTAAAACACTCATACTTATAAGGGTCTATCAAGAGTTTTAAACCTGTATGTCTATATACACCAGCACCACCACCTATAAATCTTCCTGAAGTACCTGTTCTTCCAATATTAATAGCCATTATATTCCAAAAGCTCCTCTTTCAGCATTAAAGTTGTATAAAAGTTCATCTTCTGTTAATGCTTGATTGTATATTCTAAATACTGCTATACCACCTTTATATCTTTCAGTTCCACTTGTTCCTGCTAACACTCTTGTTGCCCCGGCTCTTATAGTACCTGTTTCATACCAAGCACCACTATTCATAGTAGCAGTTCCTTGTGATACCATATTTACCCAAAATTCGACTTGGTCAGTAGTTTGGTCTAACCTTAGTGCTAAGTGATACCAATTATTTATTGATAACGTACTTGAAGTGATTAATGCTACATCTTCACCGGAACCATCTGTTCTGAATCCGGCTCTGATTGTATTAGTTGTATCTCCTCTTTCAAATCCTGCTGAATCATCAAAATTACCTAACATTATAATACTACCTTTTCCGGTCAAATCTGTTGGATACACCCAAGTTTCCCAAGTCCAATCAGCATTAGGTAATCCTAAAGATGCGTTAGGAAAATCTATTTGACTTGTATCATCAACAAATTCATCAAAACCCCAATAGTAATTGTTCCATGTTATATCTTGAGCAGTAGCATCTGAGTTATTTCCACTTAAATCTTGAATAGTAGTAGAACCATTATTATGAGAGTTTACATCTAATGCGGTGTAATATCTATAAAGGTATTCTCGTATGATATTATCACCACCTACTTTTATTCCGCCTACATCTACACCCATTATGATGTTCCTTCTATTGTTACATCAAATTTACCAGCATCACACATAAAATTATGTCTTATTTCGGTAGCAGATAATAATCTGTTATATAGTCTAATACATCCAACTTTTCCATTAAAAAATGCTGAAGTGGCATTTCCTGTCCAGCTACCGATTGATAATCTACCACTTGTCCAATCATCTCCACCTGTTCCGGATGCTACTAATTCACCATTTATATAAAGATACGAAGTTGTTCCATTATGTGTAGCTACTAACTGATGCCAATTTGTGTATCCATT